GAGCAGGTACTGGCGCCAGGGAGAAAGTCAGGTTCGCAAGAGACTCCCCGCTGGAGGAAGACGGATTCGAACCCTCGGTCCCCCCGGCGGCAGGAGCTCAGTATCGCGTCATCCCGCTCGGTTGTCCGCAAGGGAGAGGGGCGTCGGAGTGGGCGCGGCGGTTCAGCTCTTCTTTCGGGCGGCTTGCTGCTCGGCGAGCCATTCCATGGACCCAGGGGCCCATTTGGGTTTCGGAGGCTCCGGTTTATGTTGCTCCTTGAGTGCTTCCGCCGTCTGGCGCGCCCACTCATAAAAGCCCCGGCTCTTCATTCCGGGGTTGAGCATTTCCAAGGCTCCGCTGCAGGCATCGACCTCGTCGTCATGGGCGAGATCGGGGAACCCTTCGAGGACGCGGAACAGCTCCTCGTTCCACAGGCCTCGCCGGATCTTCACATTGCCGGCGCGGCACTGCGAACTGAACGGCCCGAACCGCGTGAGTTTGTCGCCGCTCTCTGGGGCCGCTCGCACAGTAAAATCACCGAGCGCGCTCACCAGATGGATCTCCTGGCTCTTACCAGCCTGCCCCGGATCCCTGCCGAACCCGATACGCACGCGTTTGCCGTCCTGCGTGGCGGTATTGAGCAGCAATCGATCGACGTCGCCCGGGTTGGCCCGCCCGCGCACCATATCCAGGAGCCAATAGCTGCCGCTCTTATCGCTGCCGAGCTTGATGCCGACCGTCCAATCGGGGTCGTTGAACTCGGTCTTTTCCGTGGCGGCGAGATCCCAGTAACGAACCACGTCGAGGTCCGCCGGGACCTCGTCGACAACGGTGCACCACTCCCGTTTGAAGTAGAGACCGGCAGCCGGCCGGATCTTCCAATTGCCGCCCAGCAGCCGCTCGCGCTCGAGCAATGGCAGAGAAAGCAGCCAAGTGAAATACTCCGGGTTGACCCGCAGCAATACTGGGTTGTCGAATACCGTCGCTGGGATGAAGGTCACGCTGATCGGCCGCGGTGGGTCGATGCCGGGCGGAAGATCCCCCGGCTGCGGCAAGTATTGTATCAATTCTTCCGGTCGCTCGGCCCACTCGATCTTGTCCGAGACCCGGATGTAATAGCGCACAACGCCGGCCCGCTCGGGGATCGGAAGCCCGGTCTCTTTGTCGATCCACCATGCCAGGAAGTCGGCGACCCAGCTGTCCGCGTCCGGGTTGCACGTCGCGCGGATGTAAGGTCGGACGCCGCAGGTCGAGCGATTCCGGCTGACCATGTAGAAGAACTGATGCGCCGTGAAATGCGTCAGTTCGTCGAAGCAGATCAACGCGATCTGCGCCCCCTGCCAGTCGTAGACCGTAGTTTCAAACTGCAGGTGCGAAAACTTGATCTTGCCGGCGCGCGGCCAGCGCCACTCACGCATTACGAGGTGCGGGGTGCCACCGAGCCGCGGATAGAAGTTTTGGCTCTCATCCCATAATCCGCCGGGGTTGGTAATCTGGGGCGTCGTGCGCCGGAAAAATACCGCGGTAAAGTTCGCGACTCGGCAGACGTGACGCAACGGCTCCAGGATCAGTCCAACCGTTTTCCCGCCGCCGGCCGCGCCGCCGTAAATGCAGATGTCCGCTGGGCTTCGCAGGAACTCGGTCTGCGGTCCGGGCTGCGCCGATATCGGCGCCGTGAACACTAAGGACATTCCTTACATGCCGAGCGGGTGGGCGTCTTTGCGTTGTCTCCCGACCGCCGGTGACGACCACTGTCGGAACGAGTGTCCTCGGTGTTTTCGGTCTGCACTGGTCGCCCTTCCAATCAAGCCCTGAAACTCGGAACTAGCGCCGCGGTTTTCTGGCGAAGTATTTCTCTTGTGCCTCTTGCAGCGCCTGCGTCAGCTCGGGGTCTCGGCTGTTGTCGGGCAAGAGGACCACCTGTGAATTGGACTCGGCGTCGCTGCCCGGAACCGGGTCGTCCGGCGCTGACTTCTCCCGCCAATGCGCCCTGGTCTTCAGCCAGAAGATCTGCGCCGTGACATTGCCTGCCTTGGCGGCGGCGAACAAATAGCCGGACACCGTCGCATTGGCCTCGGCCACGCCGCGATCGAGGTCATCACGACACTGCTTGCGCAACGTCTTCGGCGCGCAGCCGATAATCTTGGCGATGTCGTCCTGACGGACGCCGACTCCAGCCAAATGGCGCACCTTGTCGTGCACCGCTTCATTGACGACGAACGCTTTTCTAGCCATGGCTGGATCCCGATTGATCTCGCTCCTGGCTGTCGACGCGCTCGTCTAACGATTGGCCCGAAGCTTGATGGATCGCGGTCCGCCCGGTGAAGGCTTGCCAGCGTCGCAGGATGACATCGACATAAGCCGGGCTTATCTCGAGACCGCAGCAGATGCGGCCGGTCATTTCGGCCGCGATCAGGCTGGTGCCGGCGCCGAGAAACGGGTCATAGACTAACTGGCCGGGCCGGCTGTTGTTGACGATCGGACGGCGCATGCACTCGACCGGCTTTTGGGTGCCATGCCCCCAGCTCGGCTCGCGCCGTCGATTGCCGAACGGATTGTTATTTGCGATCTCCCAGACTGTGGTCTGCGTGCGGTCACCCTGCCAATGGCCAGCCTTGCCTTCGCGCACGGCGTACCAGCAGTTTTCGTGCTGCCAATGATAATTGCCACGGCTCAGAGTGAAGTGCTGCTTGACCCAGACAATCTGAGCGCGTAGCTGCAACCCGCAAGCAGCGAGATCGGCAGCCACAACATCGCCGTGCAGCGATCCGTACCAGACATAAGCGACATCGCCCGTAAACAGCGCATAGGCCTGCTGCCAGTCGGCGCGATCGTCGTTGAGCACCTTGCCACAGGCGAGCTTGCCGCCACTCTGGTTCCGGCGGGCTCGCCAGGACGGGTCGTATTCGACCCCATAAGGCGGGTCGGTGACCATCAGATGAGGCGCCGCTCCCGCGAGTACCGGCGCGACATCGGCCTCGCCGGTGCTGTCGCCGCAGCCAACCCGGTGCTTTCCCAATAGCCATATGTCGCCGAGCCGCGAGGCCGGTTGACCGCGGACTTCCGGGACGCTGTCCGGATCGGTCAGACCGCTCGTCCCCAAACCGGCCAGAATGGTTTCGAGCTGATCCGGCTCGAAGCCGATCAGACCGAGATCGAAATCGGCGAAGTCGAGCGCCTGCAGTTCGTCGCGTAAGAGGCCAGGGTCCCAGCTCGCCCGTGCGGCTAATTGATTGTCGGTCACGCGATAGGCGCGCTTTTCCTCGTCACTCCAGCCCTTTGCGACAATCACCGGAATGGATTTCAGCTCCAGGATCATCGCGGCACCGACACGCGCATGCCCGGATATGAGCTCGCCGCGCTCATCGACCAGCACCGGCATTGTCCACCCCCATTTGAGGATGGATGCGACGATTTTGCCGAGGTCGGCCTCAGTATGAAGCCGCGGATTGGTCGCGCAGGCTATCAGCCGCTCGATCGCCCAGCGCTCGACCTGATCGGCCGGCCAGGGACGTATCGGGCTCGCATCCGCGGGCTCCGATTGTGTTGAGAACATTGGTCACCTCTCAAATCTAAGTAATAAGAATTCAGTTGGTTCAAAACGGCACCGTTCTAACCTGAGCTCATTCATACTCACGGACCGCAGCGCTGATTGTCATCAGCGGCAACACGATTGAAGGGGTTTAAGTCTTCGCTAAATCCTATCTTTGCTATTATCGCCCATATAGAGGATCCTACAACTTGGCCTCAATCATGTGGTTCACGAACAGAACAGCCTTTTCGAGGTCGATTGGAAGCTTACAAAAGGGCTCTGACCCGGTATCGCTCGTTAAAGACGCGCCATGCGGCTCTCTGATTGCACTCGCCGTAGCTATCAAGAACTCGTCATTTCCTATATCCTCGCCCAATGCTAGATCCCCTTTAGCGTCCGGTTTTGCGCGAGGAGGAAAGTGCACCCCGAAGTCGAAGAAATCGAACCCCTCCGGTGCGGTGCAGTAGGTCTCCGGATCGATCCGGCGAGCCATGAGCAACAAGCGCAGCCTTGTCATCAGGTCTGAGACCGACCCGGCTCGGACGTGCCGCAACAACGCCGCCGCGATCACGCCCTCCACCAGGTTCCATTTTGAATAGGCACGGTGGTTCCCCTGTCCGACGCCGGCTGGAGCGCTGATGATCCCGCGATTGACGCACTCGCGGATTTCCCCTCTGCCGAGCGAAGTCACCGTCTGCAACTCGGCGAAAGTGAACGTTCCTGCTTTCGATGCCATGGCAAATTCCCGATCTCGTCACGGCATAATACTGTGCTTTGTTCCATTCGTCAAGTGCCTTCGAAAGGCGCGTGCCCGCAGTGGGTCAAGCGATCGGACTGCGGTCTGCCGGGTTTCTACTGGGAGGGCACTCCGATCCGCAGCAGAGCCTAAACTTGGCGCCGCCACCGGTCAGCTGATCGATGAGCAAAAGTAGCGCCGCACGCGCTGGACAAGGCTGCCACCATCACAGGTGAATCTGTTGCTGCGACCTCCCATCGCCCATTACCTCAACCGGTCCCGCAAAAAGGCGGGCCCTGCGAGGTCGCCGGAGCCGACCCGCACGGCAAGGATCAGATCAGGGTCCGTCGCTTCTCGCGGGAAATGGCGGGACGCACCGCGTTTATACGATTTGAGACAAATGCCGAATTGTTGGTCTGGACAACGATGCCGACGTCACGGTAGATTCGGGCCCTGCCCCTTACACCCCTAAGCGGCTGAAAGATATCGCGTTTTCAGACAGGATTTGGGGGTGGGGCGGGGTACGCCGGCCCTTTTTATAGACGGTAAATTCACCGCCCTCCGAAATCTCCAATCCCGGGAAACAGGCAGCGTACCTGGGCCTAGGATCGGGATGGCCGGTCGGCCAGCAGGCAGAAAGCCGGACGATTTCGGCCCCATTCGAGGCAGGAAACCATCGTTTTACGATCCGGAATCACCCATAATTAGCCTGGAATCAGCACCAATCCGGGAAGCCCGTTTCAGAGACGGGTTCGCTCGAGACTGCCTCCTCCAGCGCGGAGTCTGCAAACTCTCAGTCCCTCGCGGGAGATCCGGGTTACTCCAGAGCAACATGAGGCGTGTAGCGGCGGCGGGCGCGTCCGATAGGGAAAGCCCGGGAATCGCCGTTACCGATCTGAGGTTTTTTGCATTGAGACCGGGCGGCGTGCGGCGACTACAAAGATGGTCGCCGGCAGCCGGATCGGGCCCGAACTGG